CCGAAGTCACCGTCTGCTGTGATACCTAATGCTTCTTGCATCATCACAACACCAACCGACTTCATGCCTTTTCGTAATACACCAATATCTTCTGGTGAAGGCACATCATCACTTGGAGAGGCAAAGGACTCATGGTCTCCAGCCTCACTACCTAGCATATGTAGTGCTTCTTTCCAGTGATGGATACGGTCTTCCAGACCAATATAACCACCATTGATACGTTTAGTCATTGTTTTGATATCACCACTATCTGCATAACGGTTCAATCCATTCTTATTCCAGTACCAGATGGCGGACATGAGAGCGACCTCTTTATCTTCTGAAACCTTGTCTGGATTGTCAACAACGTCAACATCCATGTCGGAGGCAAATGCACTATAGTTTGCTTTACCTGTCAACTGGATTGGGCCTCTGCCACGATACTTCCATCCGTCACCTGAGTCAGTATCCCCATTCGACATACGGTTAGCATAGACTACGTTAGCAATCTTTTCTGGTTGTCTGTGATATGGTTCTGAATCTCGTGCGGCACGTTTGAAGTATTTGCCGAAGATTGCATCCAGCGCCTTGGCACTGTAGTTAAGGTTTTCAGAGAACACTCTCCAACCACCACTCTCATGTCCACACTGAGCTATGAAAGATGCAATACGTTCTGGTGTATTGATTTCATATTTCGGGAAGACTTCGTTCATTGCATCTACCCATCCATCTGGGTCTTTGCAATTAGGAAATAGTTCTTTGAACTGACTAGCTGTCAACATTGTTATTGACTCCTTTGATAATTGTCATTCCATCCAAAGGCTTCTTTAACTACGTTTTCAGAAAGTCCCTTGAATACCTTATGTAAGGATTTGTCTTTTGCGGCGATAATTAATTCGGCCTCTGAGATATGCAAACCTTCAAGCATCTGAATGAACATGTTTTCTTTCTTAAACGTAGCAAGAGTAGTATTACCACCTTTGATAAAGTGATACAGTTTCCTTGATTCTCTACGCAAGACGGTATGTTCTGTACCTTCAGTAGCTTCGTTTGCTGTATACGGAACTTCCCCAGCGGGGATTTCCCATTCGATTGCTGGGTCAAATGAAGATTTGATAATCATTCTCAAAGAATCACAATCGTGTTCCTTTAAGATCTCAATCTTCTTGCCCTTAGTTTTTGCATTGTGTACTTTCTTTAATACCTCAGAAAGTAGAGGTGTGTATGTTTTCTGATTCATAATCAAAAGTCTCCGATATCGTTCATAAGATTTCTCAATCTTTTATTTATAAAGTAATTTAGCAGTTTACTCCTGTCACCTTTTGGAGGCATCCTATACTCTTCTAGAATCCTACCTGTCAGTTCTTCTGGAATACACTCTAAATCAATTAGTGTTTTGTTTCGTTGATAGTTACGCATCATCTCTTCATTGAAAACATCTTCTGGTTCATGTTCAATCCAACCAGCAATCTTTTTCTTTGACATAGGTTTCTGTCGCATCTCATCTACGAATGTATTGTCTGGCGATAAGAAGTTTGGTATACCATCACTCCTATCACCCTTTAACACATGTTCCTTAATATATATATTCGGATCAATATCCTTAATAAACTTTTTAAGAACAGGTGAATATTGTTTTACAAAGTTGTGTTTTTGCAACTGTATGAAATCTTTATCACCAGATAATATTAAGATGTGTTCGAATTCATTCGGTGTCTTAGATATATGTTGACATATAACTGCAATACAATCATCTGCCTCAGCACCTTCCACTTCAATAACTTTGTAGGGGAAAGTCTCACGAATTTCATCACGAATAGCATTAAGTGTCTCAAAGATTGTATTCCAATCTAAGTCTGACTTAGCCCTATCCTTCTTACGGTTTGATTTGTAGTTGGGGAAGTATTCTCTTCTCCAATACTTTTTGCTATCATAACAAAGTACAAGTTCACCAAACGCCTCTGAAAACTTTGAACGGTACATCCGTAAAGAATTCAAAACCATATGACGAACTAAGTCCTCATCGACTTGTTTGTTCTTTGACTGATTTATTTGTACCATCAGATTACTGATAGTAACTTGGTTCATATCCACTAGAATCATAATTTTCTCACTTTATTTATATACAATGATACCACTTATCGACTCATATGTCAATAGATTTTTGGTCGGAGTATAAGGATTCGAACCTTAGACCTCTACGTCCCAAACGTAGCGCACTACCAGACTGTGCTATACTCCGACAATAATGGCTGGAACGATAGGATTCGAACCTATAATCTGCACTACCAAAAAGTGATGCATTACCGTTATGCTACGTTCCAAAACTGGAGCTCCCCGCCCGATTCGAACGGGCCACCTGCTGATTACAAATCAGCTGCTCTACCAAATGAGCTAGGGGAGCAATAACTTATATATCATTGTCTGGATTCTCATCTCCAAACAACTCATCAGACACGCCCTGTATCATATCAAGGTCAATGTCCATAGTAGGTATACCATCCTCTTCTGTATAATCAATAAAGAGTTTAGTAAAATCCTGTAGAGGATGGTCTAAACCACCTTCTCTGAATATCATACTCTTAATCAACTCAACCAAAAAGGCAGTGTCTCTAAGGAAGTCGGGATGATCTACGTCAATGCCATTCTCTGACATATTGTGTATCATATTTACCACAAGTCCCTGAGTCAAATCTTCAGTAAACAAAATATGTTCACGAGCAATACCAGCGGTGTTGTCAACTTTGATTATCTTTCCTTTTGGGAAATTGATGATATTATCTTTCTTCTTCGACATGATGAGCTCCCATCCATGTATAACCAAGGTCTGGATAGAATACACCCTCTGTTCTTTTGGGCGTACCATCAGCATAATATGCCATTGCAACACAACGATACTTTATGGCACTTTGTTGATGTTCACCATAACGTGTATCAACATAATCACCATCACGCAAATAACGATGTAGATTTCTAATGTAACCTTCGTGTTGAGATACTTGCGCCTCTGCACCCTTTACCTTATCACGAACACCACGTTTAGCAGCAGACAACAAATCCTTTTGTGTCTTAATCCACATCTGCACCTTCTTCATACTAAGAGGGTCATCATCACCACGTTCAACCACACTAGGATGAATACTTTTATATTGTGGTGGGTTCTCAGCGAGACGTTTCTCTCTAGCAAGAGCAAGACGTTCACCAGCAGCCTTCTTTTGTTCAGGCGTCATTGGTTTACGTTTCTTACGAGGTTTCTTTATAGTCTCATCCGTATTTATTGTTGGGCGCCGTGCCATATCACTACCTTATTAATAACCAAGTTCTTCTTTGCGTTTTTCCATATTTCTTTTGAAACGTCTCGTAGCAGCTTTCTTATCTTTCCTACGTTTAGTTCCTCTAGATTCATAGAAGGTTCTATCTCTGAGTTCTTGAAAGAACCCATCGTTTAGTAATTTTTTCTTTAAGATACGCATTGCTTTATTGACATCATTGTCACGCACCTCAACAGTCAAACCACCTTGTGGCTTGTTTTCTTTTCTTTTATTCTGGTTGTACTTATTATACCTCATTTGTTCCTCAAAAATAATTGGCCTGCCCGATAGGACTTGAACCTATAACCTACAGCTTAGAAGGCTGTTGCTCTATCCAGTTGAGCTACGGGCAGAAAATTAACCATTAGTATCGGTTAAATTTTACCCTGTGCTGTTTCCCCTCATGGGAAAAAGTCACTATACTGTGAGAGTAAACTGTATTTCTCTCTATAGTATATGTGGTGTTCTGATAACATTGTTGTTGCTGACGATAACCCACAATTTGATTTTGTTTGTTTTGTTTCTTGTCTGCTTGAAATATGCCACCTAGCACTGCACCAGCTGCTGCACCGTTATCTTTTCCAGTGATACCCTTACCAAGTAATCCACCGATAATCATTCCACCTAATACGTCCGTACCAGATGCACCACCACCACCAACATTTCCATAGATAGGAATATCGACAGTATTACAGATGTTCTCTGTATGTGGGACTTTCTTTTCAATAGTCTTATACTTATCTTCTACAGTTGCGTCACCAGCAAATGCTGTTGTTGCAAGTAGAGTTGTCGCTAAGACAGTTCCAATAATTGTAATTTTCATAATCACTCCTTCACTGTTTGTACGCATGAACCAGTTCCAAACAATTCGTAACCATTTCCCTCTGGGGCAATTGTAACACGAACATAAGTTTCTAGCGTCTCGCACATTATTTTGGCAGCAACTACTGCCTCTTCTAAAGTTTTATATACCATTTTTTTATTTACTTACCATTTACTTATACATCTTATCAGACTTAACTTGTCTTGTCAAGAGGTATTAGTTCCTTTTCCTTAGTTTTTTCATTATATGACACTTTGACGTAGTTTCCTTTTTCAAGTGTATCAAGTGTAAACTCAACTGCTTCTTCAACAGCGTCCTTCTTACCGAAGTGGACGCCGAGATAATAAAATGCGGCAAGCAACCCTGTCGCTAATAATGAATGTTCTAATCCTGTCATTGGTTCTACCTCTCTAAGATAACGTAATCGCCAAAGTATTTATCAAACACAGAAATAAGGTTTTCGTAATCACCAGACTTCATCTCTTTGAGGATTTCAGATTTATCGAACCCCAACTGTTTAGCAAGATTTGATGCTTGTCCCATTAGAGAAAAAGCATTTCCTGCTGGGCCTGTCAAGTCAATGACAAGTTCACTAGGTTGTTTATTGCGAATCATTTGCAAACTCCTTTTCAAACGCAGAGATAATTTCTTTCTTCTCTGCAATCAAATTTTCGACTGACTGAAGCGCCATTCGCTTCTCATCAGACGCACCCTCATCCATAGCAATCAATAAAGACTCTAGGATATTGATATCACGAATCACATCTACCATTATACAAACTCCTTGTATGTTACAATATTCATTATTTTTTTCACAAGTTCTTTACCATAGTCTGTGAACAGGATACCATATCCATAAACAAAAGACTCAACATCTTGACTGTGGTAAAAGTCTTCACCCTCAACTAACCAACGTAGAGCAGTCTCTTCATTACGAGCCCCACAGTTGATAGTGTTGGTAAGGATAGACTGAAATGTATCAACACATTGTTGCGCCCACTCAGACTCTTCCTTTATATTCGCCTCAATGGTATCACCATATTGGTCACACAAGTCTTCCAACTCTGCATTGGTTTTGAATTTGAAGTTCATCATACGAGCATAACTCTTAGAGTATGCTTCAGCACACATGTAGTATGCATCTTCTTCCAACATAGCACGCTTGTATTTCACGAGGGTAGTCCAACCATTCTCTTCAAAGAAAGCAGGGTCGGTAGGTATCATTCCTGCCATACGTCCCTCAGCAGCGTCAACCCATTCTTGGGTTTCAGCGTTCTTAGCAGTGATATAATCAACTAGTGCTTGTTCCATAATCATTTCCTTTTCTCAATCTTACCTATACAGTATACATGTTATTAAAACAAATGTCAAGTACTTTTTTCAGATATTTGTCTTTTTATTTGTATAATTAAAGTCTGGAGTTCAGACAAGTATTCATTCGCTTCACCCCTGCCGTAGAAGTAGGGCGTACCACTTGTTGAGTGGTTTATAGAGTCGATACCATTGCTGATACCATACTCTAAATCACCCTTATAAGCTTCTAGGAAAGTTAATGTTTCTTCCATTTCTTATCCTTCCACTCTATCATGGACAGCGACAGCGCCGTAGAAATTCACACCAAGCAACCTTTCACAAAGTTCTGAGAACCTTGAGTCAGAAGTTCCAGCGTAGTTACCACCGAACATTGTCCACTTACCTTTCTTGGATTCTGGAATCAATCGTAGTATTCTCTTACCACCGATTGGTTCTGCCATCACAAGTTCAGCAGCAGGGTAATCTTCAGACGGTTCGAAAGGCCCATCAGCATTCACAACAGTGAACCCTTTTGCATAGGATGATTCACCACCCATTGTGCAATCAATTGAACCTAACCAAGAATCTTCTTGTCTTGCTTCTTTATAGATGTTTACATGTAATCCCATTATTTCCACTCCAATTTAAATTTTTCAATCATAATATCACGAACACGTTCTCTGTCGAGACTGTCTCCACCACCCCAAGT